TCACGTGGTTTCACCCCGAAATATTAGACAGGCCTCCAGCCCCGGGTTCGAGTTGGGCTTCACCCGCTTGACCTTGCGCCGGCCGATGTAGATGTCGGAGGTCGTGCGGCGCGCGTGGGCGAGTAGGGCGTGCGCGTCCAGGCCTTGCTCGTCGTAGTCGGTGGCGGACTTGGCACGGATGTCGTGCTCGGTGAAACGCTCCTTTACCTTCCTCTGCTGAATCGCCTTGTTCATCCAGCGCTGCCAGATGGACCGGAAGCCATCGCCGGTGTAGGGCTGGCCCTTCCGGTTGCAGAAGAGGTACAGACCTTTCACCGGCCGATCGAGCGCTTTCGCCATCTTCTCGGCAAGGCGCAGATCGTCGTCCCACTCGATGATGAGCTTCTTCCCGCCCTTGGCGGCCTGGTAGTGGATGCCGTCAGGCTTCAGCTGGTCGAGGCGCGTCGACAGAATCTCGCCTTGGCGCCGGCCGGTACAGTACTTGTAGAGGCAGTAGGCGACCAGCAGCGGTGGCGCGATGCTCAGGAAGCCGATCAAATCCTCATCTTCGACGTAGTGGCCGCGCGGCTTTTCGGTCAGGCGCTTGACGCCGCGGCAGGGGTTGTAGCGCAGCAAGCCCCACTCCATCGCCTTGGTGTAGACGTGCGAGAGCAGCGCCTTCTCGCGGTTCGCCTGGACGCGGGCTTTCTGCCCGCGGATCTCGAGGAACTGATAGACATGGTGTGGCTCAACGTCCTCGGGGCGCATTTCGCCGAAAAAGGCACGCAGGCTGCGTACCTGATTGAGATTGTCCTTGTAGCTGCGCGGCGCCTTCGTGGGCGCCACCTCGAGCATGTAGCGGTTCAGGAGGGCGTTCATGTCGGTGGCTTCGGTTGGCCGCTCGACCAACTTCGCCCATGCGGCCATCGCCTCGGGGAGGTTATCCCCGAGGCGATGCCACTTGTTGGAGCGATCGACGAACCAGAGCGCCCCGTGCTTTCTGTATACGCGGGGCGGTAGGTCCTTATCCTTGGTGCGCTTTCTGCCCATTCATGTAGTTCTTCAGAGCGTCTGCGTTTGGCTGCGTCGCCGCGGGGCGGGAGCTGCCGCCTAGTATGCGCTCGAGGTGCGACCGGAGCACTCGGGGGTGCCCGTCTGCGCTGAGCGTGTGCTTGATACCGTTGCGCTGCAACCAGCGGATCTGGGCCGAGCGGCGCTTGCGCTCAGTCAGATCCTGGATTTCTTCGTCTGTAAGGAAAAGGCTCATTATCTGACCACTGCAACTGGTGGCTGTCGACCGACAGGGCTTAACCGGCTGGACGACGTCCAGACACTCGCAGCCGCTCCGCCTGGTGCTCATCGATGACGACCACCACGCCGACGGCATGCTGGCCTGCCACGTCCTGCCAGTGCGTCCCCGGCAGGCCGGCGGCGAGCAACTCGCGCGCGCCAGCTTCGTTGACGATTGCCTGCAGGTCCTCCATCCGTTGGCCGCGGGCGAATGCGCGGTACACCTCCATCGAGATGTCATCGAGAATGGTCCGCGGTGGCGGGGTCCTGGGTGTCGATCGGCGTGGCATGGCAGCCTCTATTCGGCTTCGGGCGCTGAACGACACGTGCGCCGTCACGCCGGCGGCGTCGCGGGTCATGCGACCTCCTTCGCAAATAAATCGCCCTGCATTGGGCGTTGCCCTTGCGTGGCCTCCAAGTAGCGTCCGTAGTTCGCCAGCGCGTGCCAGTCGGTAGCTTCATGGCGTACGGGATGCGACGGATCGTCCGGCCAAGTCCGGCCCTCGCGGCGGCCGCTGCGAATGAAGGCAAGCAGCTGGCGGCGGTTCTGGATCGCAACCCAGACAAGACGCCGGCGCCAAGGGCCGCGCTCCATCTGCTCGGCAAGCTGCCGATAGCGGCTAAGGTCCACGGCTAATGGGGTTGGGCGCCGCATCAGGCAGCCTCTATTCGGCTTCGGGCGCGCTGAACGACACGTGCGCCGTCACACCGGCGGCGTCGCGGATTGCTTCGCTGATGCGCTCCTGTACCTCGGGCGTGAGCTCGAGGGAGGTTTCGGGCTCGGGGAGCCGGAGCGAAACCTCGAGCGCGGGCTTGATGAACAGCGCGTCGGGGATATTCAGGTTGATCCGGACGGCGATCTGGTCGGCTGCGAGCTTCGGCTTGTTCTTCCGGATATCGATGGGGCCGGTATCAACCACGTGGCGGCCGTAGCCCATGCGGCGCACGTGTCCGGTGACGATCAGGTAGCAGCTCGTTTGCATGGTTCAGTCCCTCCTTCGCCCGAGCAGATGCATGGGGCGACTCGTCGTTATCTCGTATAGGCAGCGCTCTAATCGAGCGCCTCGGGATCGATCATCACGTCGGCGCCGAAGGCATCCCGCAGGGCCTGCAGGTCTGGGTCCTTCAGCAGCTGAGCGAGGGCCGGGTTTCTGGTTTTGATCTGTGCCCACGTCGCCCGCTTTTCGCAGTCCGGCATCTGGCTGAGGTTGAGGCCGCGGTCCGGGTCGTGCCGGGTGACCTGGACGTCGGCCGGCAGCGGCGCGGGCCAGTCGGGGCGCGGTTCGTCGTCCATGCTCAGGCCGCAGGCCTGCGGATCTCGCGGCCGGGTGGTGCCTCTCGCCACCACTCCGGGGAGGTGGCCGGAGCCGGCTGGTGGTACAGAACGCCGGAGCCCCAGAGCTCGTGATCGAAGGTCTGGCGCAGGAATCCCCAGCCTTTGGTCCGCCGGCCGTGGATGAAGAGCGTCCACGTTTCCCGCCTCGGGTTTGTGACGCGGTGGAAGGTGCGTCGCCCGATGAAGTTGGGCCGCCAGGGGCGGATGCGGCGAATCTTGTGATGCCAGCCAGCGGTCGGGGAGAACGCGGTGAGCCGTTCCTCCTCATACCCGCCCGCCAGTACCAAGCCCAGGGACCAGTCCCAGGGGTGGTCGTGGACGTGTCGGTCGCCGTCGCCGGCGACGAAGCGGTGCAGGTAGATGGTCGCGCCGAGGAGCTGGCCGACGTAGTAGCGCTCCATGTACGGGGCGCCGTCGACGTCGATCAGACGGCACGGCAAGCGGCCGGTGATCTTGTGCAGGATGGTCCGGATCATCGTTCGTTCTCCTTCTCAGCCGCGCTCGCGCAGCTCCTGGCAGCTCACGCAGCGCTGAACCCCCGGCAGACTGTCCTGCCTACGCTGCGGAATGGGCTCCTCGCACTCGACGCAGTGCGTGCGGCTCGCGCCGCGGTAGCGGACGCGCGCCTGGAGGCGGTTCTCGGTGAGGCGATCCATGTAGTCGCCCGCGATGTCGGCGTTGTCGGCCATGGATCAGTTCCTCTCGTACCGGTGGCTGTAGCGTTCGGAGATCTTGAGGTGCCCCCATCGCTCCCAGATCAGCCCGAAGTGCCGGTCTCCGTTCGTAATGAGTTCGTGCGGCTCGCGGCGTAGCTGAGCGCGGCCTCGGATCACGTCGATGGCCGCATCGAAGTGCTCCTCGTCCAGCAGTGCCAGATCGACGAGGTCGCAATGAAATTCGCCGCTGTTGTAGGTGCCGAGCAGGACCTGGGCCGCTGCTCGGCTGCCACTGGTGTCCTGTTTCGCCATCGGGACCAGCTTGCAGATGGCGTGTGCGTACTCTTCGTAGGTGATGCGCTCCATGGGATTCGCTCCTTGTGGGTGCCGGTCAGCCTTGGTGGGCGGCTTGTTCGGGGTGGAGCTGTGCTTCCGGGATGTCCCGGCGCGCGCGGTAGGCGCAGCGGTGGGCGTCGATCGCGCGCTGCAGGGCGCTCGGCGAGTCGAACACCAGCACCATGGCGGCGCGGTGGTGCGTGCGGCCGCCTTCCTGCGTGACGACGGTGAACTCGCCGGCGTCATGGAGCGTGCCCTCGGGCAGGGCGCCGTTGGTGTTGCTCTCGGTGACGACGGTGAAATCACTCGGGTTGGACTCGTGTGGCATGGCGTCACTCCGTTGCTGCGGGTTCTTCGAGGCCTCGGCGGTCGGTGCGCCGAGGCGTTTGGCGATGTAGCTGAGGCCCTGCGCCGTGATCTCCGTGCGGCCGTAGTGCGTCCAGCCGTTGACCGGATGGCGGAACATGCGCGGGACGACGCGGAAGTGAGGGCCGCCGCGCTCTCTGCCAGCCGGGAGGTTGTCGGCCCCCAGCAGGCCGAGTTCGCGCAGGCGCCGGAGCAGGGTGTTGCGGCCCATGTTCAGCAGCGCGGCCGCGGCGTCGACGCTGTAGGTCTTACTTGCCATCGGAGGCTCCTCCTTCTTTCGCGAAGACCCAGCACTTCACGATCCGGGAGTCGTGCAGGTAGGAGCGCACGGCGCGGTTCGACTCGATGAATTTCCGGACCTTGCTGGTTTTCAGGTGGCGCTTGAGCTCGGTGGCGGGCGGGACGCGCAGCTTGTGCTCCGCGGCCTCCTGCTCGAAGTGCTTCAGGTTCACGGCGATTTCGCCGTGATCGGGGCGGTAGTGGTTCAGTACCGCCTGCCCCTTGAGGCCCTCGATGTAGTCGTAGGCTTCCCAGAATTCCTGCACCGTCGGGTGGTCGGCGTTGATCGCCTGCTGGCGGGCGACCGCCATTTCCTCGAGCAGCGCGAAGGCCTCGCCGAGGGCGTGCGCTGGCAGCAGGCCGAGGCCGCGGGGGCCGAGGCACTCGACCAGCGCCATCAGCTGGCCGTGGTTCTTCGCGATGCGGTGGACGCGCAGCTCCGGCAGGGATGCGAGCATTTCCTCGTAGACCGGGGCTTTCTCCTTCACCAGGCTCACGATTTTCTGCTCGCGCGACGTCGCCGCCAGGACGAAGCCGCTGACGTCTTCCACCGGGATGCGCTCCAGGCGCTCGGCGATCTGCTTGGTTTCGAGGGTCTGGTGCTCGCGCGTGAAGTGCAGGTGGACGATACGCTGCAGGATGGCATCGCTCGCGTTCACGGCCGCGTTCTGACTGATCACGATGGCGCCGCGGAAGGGCGGCTCGTAGGTGTCATTGCCGGTGTTCTTGTGGCCTCGGGCGCGGACGCTGCGGCCGTTGTAGGCGGTCTTCAGTTCGTCCCAATCGAACTGCTTCAGCTTCAGGCCGTCGGACTGGTCGCGGTCGGACTCGATCAGCACGACCGGCAGGTTCGACACCTGGGCGAAGTTCCGGGCCCGCGCGGCCATCGTCGCTTTCGAGGGGTCGAAGCCTTCGTAGTCGCGCCGCCCGACCAGCTTCCACATGAACTCGATCAGCGTGGACTTGCCGGCGCCCGGCTCGCCGATGATTTCGAGGAACGGGAAGCTCTTGTGCTCGGCGCGGATCTGCTCGGCGAACAGGCTCCCGAGCCAGAACGCGAGCGCCACCACGCCGCGCGCGCCGAACGCTTTCCAGATCAGGTTCGCCCAATCGGTCCGGTAGCCGTCGCGGTCGTCGTTGACCGCCAGCTGCACCGACTGCGAAAGCGTCTTCAGGCTCAGGCGGCCGAGCTCGAAGTAGTCCTCGGCATTGAGGCGGTGGATCTTGCCCTCTTTCACCGCCAGGTCGCCGAAGACCCAGGCACCGTGCTCTTTCGAGTAGCCGATGTAGTCGATGGTCTCGACGGTCTTGATGGCGGAGAGCTGGTCGCGCAGCAGTCGGTCGAGCTGCTGGCTCGTGCCGGTCCAGATGGCGCCGGGGGCGACGCTGAGCAGGCGCTTCTTGAACTCGCTGGCCGAGGCCAGCTGGCCGCCGCTGAACGTGTTCTTGATCGCCGCGCCGTCGTGGGGAAACTCGACGCGGTAGTAATACCAGGACTCGTCCGTGATCAGGTTTGCCTGGTAGTAGAGCGCGGTGGGGTGGCAGTTCGCGATCTCGGTGACCGCGCCGGCCTGCTCCAGCGCCTCGTCCCGCTCGCCGGGGGAGAGCTGACCGCCGTCCTCGCCGGCGATTTCCCGCGCGGCCTTCTCGTACTTGTCCATGTCGAGCTTGAACCAGAACGTGCGGCGCCGGAACTCGAAGGAGAATTCGCGGCGCTCCCGGCGCTTGTACATCAGCAGCGCCTTCTTCATCGGTGACTCGGCGATGAGCAGGGCGCCGTGGTACCGGTACTCGTCGATGTGCTGCTCGGTGAGTTCGCCGCGCTGGTGGCAGTCGTTCCAGTCGCGCTTGCCGTGTCGGCCCTGGGGGATCTGCGCGGCGCGGCACTTCCACCCGGCGTCCTGCGCCCGGGCGACGTGCTTCAGGGTGTAGCCGCGGCCGGCACGGTCGCCGTCCAGCGCCCATACCAGGCGCGGCCGCTCGATCCCGGCGCTGGCGCAGGCAGCGGTGAGGTCCTCGAGGGCGTCGCCGGGATAGTTGTTGCTGCTGATCGCCGACACGGCAATCCGGTCGTGGTGGAGTAGGGCGATGGCGTCGAAGATGCCCTCGGTGATCCAGATCTCTTTCGCGTGCGTCAGCTCCACGCCCGGCGGCTGCCACCAGTAGCCCCGGTAGTTCGTGCCCCACTTGATGCGGGCCTTCTGCTTGCCGAAGCGCTCCGGCTTGTCGACGAGGCGCTCCCAATAGCCGTCGGTGAGCGGAAACCGCACCGTGGCGGTGCCGGCGTCGATCTTCGGGTCGAAGTAGCTCTCCTGGGTGTACCAACCCTCGATGCGCCGCAGATCGAAGCCGCGGCCGTAGCGCAGGTAGGCGTCCGCCACCGGGTGCTTGCTGGTCGGTTCGCTCTTGGCAGCCTCGGCGTCCGGGCGACCGAAGCGATCGCTCCAGGAGGCGAACAGCTCCGGGTATAGCTCCTTGACGTGGAACTGCGCGCCGCAGCGATTCTCGCGACCGCACTTGATCATCCACGGCTCATCCGCCGCGACGAAGGCCTCGCGCTTCCCGCATTCGGGGCAGCGGCCCTTCTGCAGGTACCGGCCGCGCTCCACGAACGCCATGTCGCGGAGCAGGCGGGCGGTGATGTCGGCGTGGAGCTGTGGGTTCATGCCCTGGCGTGCCTTTTTCCCGGTGAGCGACGGATCAGTGCAGGCGCGGCGCTGATCCACCCGACTGCGCGGCGTACAGGCGCAGCAGGTCGGCCACGGTGAAGGCGAGTGGCCGTTGCCCGTCGGGCCGGTGGATGACCACCAGGTGCGCGGTGGTGGCGATGGTGTCCACCCGTGCCCGCTGGTTTCGGCTCTCCAGTTCGGCCAACGCCTGGAGGGCGATGCGGCCGGCGGTGTCTTCGCTGATGGCGCGCTCCGCCACCAGGTATCGGGTGCAGGCCTCCAGCGCCTTCGGGCGCGTGAGATCGCGGGCGTGGCGCAGCAGCCAGGCGGTGGCGAGATCGTGGGTGTTCAGCATGGCGTTCTCCTCTCGTGATGCTGTCGTTCGCGGTCCGTAGACGTTTTTCAGGCCGAGCGGGGCCGCGGTGCGAAACCGAGGCTTCGCGCCGGTGGTGCATTCCATCGGGGGCTTGCGGGTCGGCTATCCGGGTTCGATCTGCATCCGCAGGACCTCGCGGAGTTTGGGATCCACGGCCAGCCGGACCTCCGGGTTCGGCTTCTGGCTTGGCGTGATCGTCTCCGTGATCTCCTGGTGCGCGACCCCTCGCCAACCGCAGTCCGGGTCGCGGCATTCCAGCCGCAGCTTCTTGTAAACCGGCGTCATCTGCTCACTGCTACGTACCCGGGCCGGGCCGCCGCAATGGGGGCAGATGTTGCGCGGCGTACTTGGGTGATGGATCACTCTTTCACTTCCCCTACGACGTGCAGTGCTCTCCCACGTCCGGTCAGCGCGCGGGTGCCTTTGCGCAGCCGGCGGCGCAGCAGGATCTCCGCGGCCTGGTCGAGGGTCTCCAACCCCATTTGGTCGCGGACCTGCGCCAACAGCGCTTCCAGTTCCCGGTCCATGTCCAGCGGTTCGGTCGGCATAGGTGCTTCCGTTTCGAGGGCCTCATTCGGGCCTCTGATCAAGAAGCCTCCTGGTGCATCTTCTTCACATGGCTGTCGCCGAGGCCCAGCGTTTCCAGGGCCTCCTTGAGCACCAGCTGGCGCAGCAGGGTGGCCCGGCCGATGCCGGTGTAATCGACCATGGCGTCGATCAACCGGGCCTCGTACTCGTCCAGGTTGATCCTGGCGTAGGGTCGGCGAACACGTTTGGGGTCCTGGTACATGGCCTTCTTCTCTCTCAGGACAGGATTCGCTCACGGGCGCTGCGCGAAGTGCTCAAGGCCCTTCAGCACCAGCAGCCGGGACATCGCGGCCAGAGAGCGCCCCTGGGTGGACGCGAGCCGCTCGATCTCGCCGCGCTCAGGAGGAGTCAGCGCGAGGCTGATGGGCTTCGCGTTGCATCCATTCGGTGAACGCGAAACGCGGTGAGGGGTGCGCTGTGCACTCATGCTGTAAGATTCCATGAGACTGTGTGAGACAAAACGAGTATGAACGCAATACGAATTCGATTCAACTCTAAACGTGAATTCCGTTCATGCGAAGTGCGGCCATGAATGCCGATTGCAGTGCGGAGGCGGTCGTTAATCGCCTGATGCTGGTGGTGGGCGTGCGCAGTGAACGTGAGCTATCGCGGTGGTTTGGGTACGGCCTGACCACCATCACGAGCAAGCGCCAGCGGGGGAGCATCCCCTACGAGGAATGTGTTCGGCTTGCGACGGAACGCGATCTGAGCCTCGACTGGCTCATCCTCGGACGCGGAGAGGCGCCTTCAGGCGTGGTCTCCCCCCTGGCGAAGCCGGCGGAGGAGGCACAGGCCACGCACATGGATGAATTCGTCGACGTGCCGCTCTATGACCTGCAGGCCGCGGCCGGCAATGGCCGGCTGTTCAGTGAAGAGAAGGTCAAGCACGTCCTCCACTTCCGGCGCGAGTGGATTGCCAACGAGGGACTGTACGCCAAGAACCTGGTCGCGCTGGACGTCGCCGGTGATTCCATGGCCGACACGCTCCTGGAAGGCGATACCGTTCTGGTGAACCGCGCCGTGACCGCGAGGGACGGGGTGTTCCTGCTCCGGATGGGGGAGGCGCTTCGAATAAAGCGGGTGCAATGGCGCGTGGATGGGGCGCTGCGCCTGTCCTCCGATAACGAAATGTATGAGCCCGAGATTGTCCAGCCGGAAAACCTCGGGCAGATAGAGATTCTCGGCCACTGCCACTGGAGGGGTGGTCGGGTTTATTGACCCTACAGGACGAGAGGGGGAGAGCCATGAAGGCTATCAGGTACTGCGCGGCCGCGGTCGCGCTGGGTGCCATGGGTGTGGCGCAGGGGGCGGAGTTCAATGGCGGCGGCTACGTCGCATGCCTGTCCGAAAGCCTGCTCGACGAAGTGATCACCGCAGCCAACCAGCAGGACCACCGAGCCCTCGAATACCTCCTCAACAACGGGTGTGTGCAGCCGCGTGCGGGCATTCCTGTTTCCGTTCTCGATTCCACCTGGACGGGGGTAGTAAGGGTTCGCGCGTACCTCGGCGACGATGCCTTTGTCCTCTGGACGGTTCGGGAGGCAATTACCGAATAACGGCGATCCCACTATATCGGCAGCCGGTGCGAATCATCGACGAGGAAAACTGGGCTCAGTTCGTGTGATGAAGGAAGTCAGCGGATGCTGGCGAAGCCAAGGGGAAGTCCCGGCAGAAGAAGGACGGCAGCTGAGAGGCGGCGTTGACGCCTGCGGCCTGCCTCACGAGGAAAAGGGAGAAAAAAATGGAGTATAAACGCGTTGCCGTCGCGCTACCGAAGCTGCAGCTCAACACCGAAAACGACCGCCACGGTCCACTACCCAGTCAGCAGGATTGCATAAAGTGGATGCTCGAGTACCTTGGGGACGAGATATTCAACTTAGCCCAGGACATCGCGGCAAACGGCCTCAGCCCCCTCGACAATCTTCTGGTCCTTCCCGCCGGCGATGACGCGCCGGGCGAGTACGTCATGTGGGAAGGCAACCGGCGACTGACGGCCCTGAAGTTGTTGGACAACCCGGATCGCTGCGAGGATGCAAAGCTCGCCGGGCGCTTCCGGGCCCTGCGCAATGGTGCAGAGATTCCGTCGGAAGTTATCTGCATCGTGGCGCCTTCAGAGGAGGATGCCGACCGCCTGATGGAGCTGCGGCACCAAGGGCCGCAGCAAGGTGTTGGTACCGTCCCCTGGACAGGTGCACAGAAGACCCGCCACCAAGAGCGAATGGGCAAGCGAGGCCGCTACGCGTACAGCCAGGACGTCCTCGATTCGGTGGTTGGAAAGCTTGATGACGAGCTTCGCGGGCAAATCCAGGATCCGGAGTTCCCGCTCTCTACGTTGGACCGACTACTGAAGAATGCCGAGGTGCGCGAGTTTCTTGGTTTGACCGATGAGGACGGGAAGCCCCGGCGCGTGCTGCACGAGAGCGAGATGCTGAAGGGGCTGACGAAGGTGCTACGCGACCTCGCAAACAAGGAAGTTCGCGTGCGCGACGTATACGACACAGAACGCCAGCGCAATTACCTGAAGACTTTCTCGGAAGATGAGACGCCCGATAAGACAAGGGCCCTGAAGGATTCTGTTCCTGTTGGACCTCCCGCGAACGGCAAGCCGGCGACCGTAACACCGCCGGCGCGGCCGCGAAGTGTGCCCTTATCGCGGGACCGCAAGAAGCTCATTCCGCCAAGTGTGCGATACCGCATCACCGACCGGCGCCTTAATGCGATCTACAGGGAATTGCAAAAACTCGACGTGCACGAGTACCCGAACGCAGTGTCGGTAACGCTTCGGGTCTTCCTAGAACTCGCCACTGAGCTCTATCTGGATAACCATGGTGTTGCCTACCATCTGTATGGTGACAACCTCCGCAAGAAGGTGGAGAAAGCAATCAAGCATGCGAGCGACAATGGCTGGCTCGACCGGCGTGCTGCGAAGGGTATTCAGACCAAGATAAACGACAAGGACAGTCTGATCGGTGCGGATACCCTTAACGCGTCCGTGCACAGCAACCTGTGGCATCCGGCCCATAGAGATCTTAACGTCACCTGGGACAACATTCAGCCGTTTTTCGACGCTATCCTGGATCACCTCGAGTAGGAAAGCTGAGTAGCCCCGAGGTGGGCCATTTGCGTATCCTCCGCGTCACCTAAGAAGGGGCGGCCATGCGTTACTACTCTCCGTTGCGTTATCCGGGCGGCAAGTCCAGCTTGGCGAAGTACATGCGCGCCATGTTCTCCCTGAATGGCCTGCTGGACGGGGTCTACGTTGAACCCTACGCCGGCGGTGCCGCCGTTGCCTTGGAGCTGGTCATGACGGACTACGCACGGGAGGCTTGGCTAAACGATGTTGATCCTGCTGTTCATGCTTTCTGGTATTCGGCCCTGCATGAAACGGAGGACCTAGTCGAGCGGATTATGACTGTGCCCTTGACGATAGAGGAGTGGCAGCAGCAGCGGGCGATCCATGCCGCCCCCACCGACCACGACAAACTGACGCTGGGCTTCGCGACCCTTTACCTGAACCGCACGAATCGATCGGGCATCCTCAGTGGCGGCAGCGTCATCGGCGGCCTGAATCAATCGGGGAAGTGGTTAATCGATGCCCGCTTCAGCCGCGAGCCTCTTGCCGACCGGGTCAGAAGGGTGGGGCAGTACAGCCATCGTATCCGGCTCTTCAGTGAGGATGCCGAGGTCTTCCTCCGCGGCCTGAATCTTCCAGAGCGATCGCTGATCTACCTAGACCCCCCCTATTATCACAAGGGGCAGCGCCTATACCGGAACCACTATCAGCCTGACGACCACGCCCGGATAGCCCGCCTAGTACAAAACGAGCTTCCATATCACTGGGTGGTCTCCTACGACGACGTACCCGCCATTTCCTCTCTGTATTCCGAACGCCGGCAGATCCGCTATAACCTTACCTACAGTGCGCAAACCAGGCGCAGCGGTGGTGAACTGATGGTGTTCTCCGATGACCTGCGGCTTCCCGGTGCCGAAAATCCGGCGCGATACCGGTTGGGCGCCTGCGCTCAGTCAGCCTTCGGCTTCTGACACCGTCTCACACTTGATCGACGTGTTGTAGCCACGGTCGCTTAGGTTGTGGCGGACGTCCTTGATCAGCCAATGCTGCTCGTCCATATCGCGCTTAAATCCCCGGATCCGCACCGGCGTCTCCGGGTAGATGTCGGCGCGGCCGCGGGCCAGCGTCAGACTGAGGGCCGCGGCGCCGCGGCCGATTCGTTTCCACTCGCTCTCTGCTGCGGCCCGGGCGTCGGTCTCGCGGCCGTAGGTCTGACGAAGCGTTTTCAGGTTATCCGCCTCGCCGACAATGATCTCCCGCCGTTCTGC